CATACATCCAATGGGCAATTCTGACAAAATGCTCTCTAACCTCAGATGTGCCTCTAGCACCCTTAGAAACATTACCCTTGAAGGGTGCAAAGGGACCAACCTTTCCAGGATGATACTTATTAGCTAATTGCTCCATAAACGTTTCAGAACCTGGCAGGTCCTCAATAACACTAGAGTGGGGAAAAATTCCCTGACGGAACCCCATCTGATAGACTTGTTCTCTAGTCATAGGGTATTTCTTCTTGCCGACTTTAGCCATAACTGCAACGTGTTCTGGCCTAGGTATACGTCCAGCAGCAACACCCATCATTTCCCCGATGATTTCAGATTCCCTGCCTTCTCCAAGAATATCCTTTAGTGGATTTTTACCTTCTTTAATATCTGAATATCTCCAACGCTGAGTTTTAATTACATCAAAAGATTTTGCAAAGTATGTGGGATCGTTCATCCCATCCATCCAAGCTAACCATGAATCCCCAATAACATTACGAATGTGGTGGGATAGCAAATAAATAGTTACGCTAGATTTCCAAGTTCTCAGCATTTGATCGTAGAAATGCATAACTTTACCAGACCCTAAAGACTCAGTAAACTGATCAATTCCAAGTGACATCTTACCAATTTGAGGAGCAATATCTTTAGGAAAGTACATACCCTCGATAGCAGGATGCATACCAGATACTTTAATATAACCATTGCGAGCAGTCTTGCTCCCATACATCGCACCAAGTTGAGCAAAGGAAGAATATTCCACCATTGCATTCTCAGCCGCCTGAGTTAAGTTAGAGACAAAAACTCGTAAATCCTTAGGCGTCTTGGGTTGGTAATATTTCCATGTACTTAATACTTTATGGGGTTCTAATTCTAACATCCCCCCTGTAGCCGGGTCTTTAACCTTAGTTTCAAATTTGAAATCTTTAATGCCAATGATACGCAAATGCTTATTTAAATGCCTAACATTAACTCCAGACCTAGAAATAGCTGTATTATTAGCAAACTTTCCTTCCAGACCAGATTCACCAAACAAGTTATGAATTACTTTCTGCATATCCGAAACTGCTTGGGTACGACCGGGAGTAGGGGGTAGATACCCTCTAACCTCAGTCCAGAAAGCTAATTGCTCATCTTCTGGGATAGAATTGAAAATCTTAGTAAAGTTATGAGCCCTAATGGTAGCACTAGCTCTCCGAGCACCAACATTCTTTAGCACAAATGGTCGAAGATCTTTGTAGCCTAATGCTGGATTAAACCAAGACATTACTGTTGTAAAAATTCCACTCTCTGCCGCAATAGATGCAGCTTCAAAGTCCTCACCAGCTTTTTTAACAATTTGTGTAGCAGTACCTGTGGCTCCAGTTTCAGTCTTTAATACACTCGCAGTAGCTTCTGCAGAAACAGCAATACGCGGAGCCTGAGCAACATGCTCGCCATTTTTGCCTCCAAATACTCCAGCTTCTAATTTGAGTTTATGCCGTTCAAGAATCTCATTAACCGGATTCGGAAGCGGATTAGGCATCGTCTTACGTAATCCATCAAGCATATCTCCGATAGTCCGCTTAACCTCTGGTGCTTCATTCTTAAACTCAGCCTTGGCTGCTTTAGTAATTTCACCTACCACTGCTGATTTGTTTACTGCACTAGAGTTATCCCCTAATTTAGCAGCAATAAAACCAGCAGCAGTATTAGCAGCTTTATGTGCCCGTGTAGATGATTCAATAACACGAGTCGCATGCTCCTTTACCATCAAAGGAGTCCAGTCAATTTCATGAATAGCATCAAATATATCTGGATGCTTAGAAAGAGAATTCAATGCCCTACTGTCACCAGTAACTGCTTTAAGTAACGTAACAGGCTGTACTTTCTCAGCACCTAAAATAGCTTTTCTAGCAATTTCAGAAGGCAGAGCATCTAAAACATCAGATAGACGTAGATAGGGACTATCAAATTTAGTTCCACCCCGAGGATTAAACTTATCACTCCGCTTAACTCTACCATGCTCAATCAACCCCTCCTCAGCATTTTTCAGCATATTCTTATACTGATCAAAAAGCTCAGGAGAATCTTCTTTATAAACTCGCTTAATTTGATTAAGTAATTTATTAGAAAGATTACCTTGCGCAATAGCATTATAAGCTAAAGGTGCCTTTTTAGGTACACGAATTTCTTTAATTGTATCAGCTACCGCATTATCTGTGAAACGCCTAGCTACAGGGCCAAGAGGAGTCAATAACTTATAGGTCAATAGATCAACAGCAGCAGGATTACCCTTAGCAAACTGATCTACAACCTGAGTAGTCGCAGCAAGATTACGCGCCTTTTGTAGGCCTTCGTAGTCTTTCGGCCGTAAATCACGATTAAAGACGTCCGCTGGTGTTGCATATCTTGCTTCTTTAACTGCTTCCTCAGTAGTAGGAGTAATCTTCTCGGCTACTTTGGCAGCCTTGAGCGCCTCCGGAACCACCTGTGACTCAAGCGAGGCTGGCGTCTCCGCCACTGCTGCCTTGCCAGCGCCTCTCAGTGCCTCCAGAAACTTTCCACCCTTAGCAGCTTTTCCAGCTTTGCTAATAACACCTGCACCCACAAGATTAAGGGGGTCTAGAGCAATATCCCCTACTAAACCAATCATAGCATTCTGAGCGCGATTTTTCTTTAACTCATCTTGCACATACGCTTCTGCAGCATTTGAATCTTGTGCCTGTAATTGCTTATATATCTCACTTCCTCTAAGCTGTTTCTCATTCGCAGCTTGCATAGTATTAATAAAAGAAGTTTTCTTTTCCCCTTTAAGGCCCTTCCAAGCACCTGCTAGAGGATTACCTTCTCCAGTAATACCCTCTTTAGTAGCCTCTGCTACTGCATAATTAGGCCGTGAGAGAACGTCCATAAGGAACATTGCAAGATTTTTGCCTCGCTTTAGAATACTCTTATTTTGAGGCTTTTGTGGAGGTCCAGCTAGGTTAAAATTAGAACGAGCATTTTGTAGAATTAAATTCGCAAAAGCAGCATTGCTGACAGTAGGAGGTATAGAGCCAGCCATAGGGAACATTTGACTGGCTCTAATAGCGTTCAACCGCTTAACATATTCTTCTACGTAAGTCATCAGCCAATTCCGTACAACAATCTATAAATCTCCTGGGCAGCCATCATTACAGCATTACGATCTAAACCCTGAGCAGATTGAGAATCTGCAACTAATTTAGCAAACAACGCAGAAGTCATGGGAACCGGGTCGTCCTTCGACCGTGCGTAAATCTCAGGACGTTCATTCATGGCACCTTGAATTGCACCAACGATATCTGAACCTTGACCGGGCCTTAATGATTCAGCAAAGGCAGCAGTTGATTGCCACGGATTAAGTTTATCAGTACTTTGCCCTTGCCCCTGTAGCTGGGCTAATTGCTGTGCGATTTCAAGTTGTTTCATCTTAGTATTTAAATCACGGTCATATAATGCATTTTGATCGCCAATATAATCACGCTGTTGTTGGTATCCAAACTGGGTATTAGCAACATCTCGCTGGTATCCAGCATTAGCTAATTGCGCCATTAAATCTTGAATAGACCCTGCACGCTGTGATTGAACACTAGAAAGATTAGCATTAGATTGAGACATGTAATCTTCAAGTTGACGTCCAATATCCTGCTGTACCTCAGCACCTTCTGCTTGCGTAGCACCCCGCATAGCACGATCATATGTTCCAGCAGCTTGTTGCTGTTGTTCCATAGCGTTTTGACTAGACTGCATTTGCTGACTACCCATTTGCTGAGCAAAATTCTTATCAGCATTTTGCTGAGAAATAGCTTGTTCGGCACCCTGATCCAGAGCCTGGATACCTAATTTCCGGGCCGCTGCTCTTTGTGCCGCCGCATCAGCCGCATAGCCCGCGGCAATACGGTCTCTTTCATCTTTGTAGAGATTTTGTGATTGAGCTTGGGCAGTATCGTATGTCTTATTTGATGTAGCAAGGTCTTGCAGGAACGAATTAGCCATGGCCCCATATTCTCGACCAACAGCTGCTTTATTCCCTGTAGCCCTCTTTTGAGTTGCACCTTGCTGAGCACGGATTTCATTAATGATAGGATAGAATTGCGCATTAACCGACTCCTCTGCTTGTCTTTTATATCTATTCGGGTCAAATGCAGGCATCTGGATCGGCTGAAAAGCAGGCATATTTTGTTGTGGGCGACCTAATAAATCTTGAATTTGTCTCAAAAGTTGTTCTTGTGGATCAATTGTTCGAGGAGGTTGCGGAGTAGAGAAGGGTGCACCAGGTGCTTTAGGGTATATAACATTAGGATTCATCATATCTAGAATACCAGTAGCCGGTTTAAACGGAGCAGTCATAACTGGAGCAGCCTGCTTTTGCTGTTGAATTCTAGCTAATTCTTGATTAATACGTTCTTGAGTAGAGGGCTGGCTAGGCTGACTACCCATATACTTATAGCCGCCCAGCCCCCAGATAGCATTCTTAAGATTATCTAAAAAGCTCATAAGTTGTAGCGCTCCGCGCGTCTACGAATAGCTTCTGCACGAGCATTCTGAGTCTGGCCAGTCTGCTCATTCTGGAACTTTAAAAGTTCATTCTGTAATTGATCTAAAAAGCTAGTTCGCTGTTTACCCAAATCTGTATATTGGTTTTGATATTCTCCAGTAAGATCGCCCATAGCTCCACTATAAAGATTGGAACGCAACATACCACGAGAAGCATAGTCATTTTCAAGGTCCTTTAAAGCATCAGTCTTGGCAAGGCCAATATCCCGATAAGTATTCTGATAACCAGTATTATAATCAGTTGTAGCTAAACCCTGATCAGCTTTGAAATCCGATAAAGACTTAGCAAACTGAGCCAATTGTCGTTGGTATGTAGAATCTCCTGCTAGATAGGTATTAACACCAGGCGGAAGTGGTGGCTTAACAACCTTAGCAGTTACTGGCTTAGTTACTGGCTTAGCTACCACCTTAGCTCGTTCATTTGTACGAGTAGAACGTCTTTGAATAGCATGCTGACGACCAGTAACCTCTGGCCTATAAGTCCTAGTCCTAGTCCTAGTACGGGTAGGGGTACTAACCCTACGCCTACGGCGAGCAACTGTAACTCTTGACTTAGGTTCAGGAGTATATATACGACGCGGGGTTACTTCACTTGTAGAGCCTCTACTCTCTACATCTTGTAGTGCCATTTACAAAGTCCTCCACTATAGTGTGCGTCCTGGCGGTGAGCTTAAATAATCTGCTGACATATAGCGTTTTTTCTGTCTTGCTTGAATACGACGTAATAAAGCATTATTTCTTTTTCTAGTTTGATATTGTCTATCTCTAGCAGCATACCCCTCTAGGGCAGTATGAGGCCCGCGATGGGGTGCCTTACTTACCCCATTATATGTCTTGCTACCAGCAGCATATTGATTAAACATTATGACATCTGCCTCGATACATCCTGCTTAGAGCCAATTAAAGTAACAATAGCAAAGAATCTTACAGGCCCTGTAACAGTAGTGCCATCATACGTTAAAAGAATTCTATAGTTAATTTGTCTAAAGCGTAATGTTTTCCTGAATTTAACAAACTTCCTCATAGCAGAATGATCTGGAGCAGAAGTTTGTACTATAATTGGAACATTTAAAGGCTGAGCCCAAGTATTAGCTGCAAGAGAACCCCATGTATATGAGGATAACTGAGACCACGTTACAGAAAAGTTTACAATAATAGGTTGAACTGTTCCAGTCACAGTTTTCGTTGTAGAGACGTCTATACCCCACCAAAAAAGACGCTTAAATTTTTGTGGAACACCATAATCATAGTTTTTAGTTTTTAGTACAATAGAAATAGTTTCGGGATTACTACCATCAATAATATTTCTCATACAATGAATAGCATTATTTGAAGCTTCTGCACTAGGCATAATATAACTAGGAACTGCCCCAGCCTCATTACGGATAGGTACAGTTACAGCAGGGCCAATATATCTATTGTTCTGGGCAGTATCCCATGTAGTCCAAATTTTAGTTTTAAGACCAAATACATATAATTTAGCGTACCATCTACATACTAATCTATCTCCAAGCAGTGTTACAAAAATTGGAGTCAACCATGGACTAGGTTTAGTAGAATCATAAACAAATGGAACTTTCGAGTTTAATTTAGAAAAATCATAATTAACTACTTCATACACATTACCTTTATGCAATACATATAATTGATTTTCATACTCTACTACACAGTTAATATCTGCTACCCCAATAGTTGGGTTTACTTTACGAACAATTGCATCAGCGGGGTCAGTATCATAGGCTAAGACATATGTCGAATCTTCTTTAAATAAAATAAGATTATCATTATATACTCTAATATCAATAAGTTTTTGGCCATCCCCCTTATTAATATATACTGAAATAGGATAGGTAACAAAACTAGCAGCAGCAGAACCTTTTAGTAATGAAGAATCTGAACCGGTTTTAAGGGGTCCTGGAGCTACAAACAATCGTTCTTTATGGACTACAGCTGCCCCTCCTCGTGCAAGAGCAGCTACAGAAGTCCAAGCACCAGTATCATCAATATACCCGCCATCATTAACTGAATCAGGAGTAGCAATAACATAAGCCTTATTATCGTATTGAACCATACATGTAGCTTTAATATTTGCTGTACCAGCTACAGTAGTCCAGGTACCTGCTTCATATACCCAAAGAGATGTTGTAGTATAACCAATTAATCGTGTATGTGCATCTGTAATAAAGTAGCCTAATAATCTAATATTATTACCTGATGACGGAGAAGCTAAATTAAAAATTGGCGGCCGTGAGATAAAAGATCCATCTAAATCTAAATCAACATTACTAGCTTCGACTAATTCAGTATCCTGTAGAGCCGAAGGATCTGAGAGTGTATTAAGACCGGCAACAAACGGACCTAAACGAATAGCTTCACCGCTCACCAGTCATCAGCCAATACTGTAATAACAGGATAATATTCTCGATCTTGGAAAACTTCTTGTTCCTTAAGCCGATTAATACCCTCTTGAAACTGATCTGCCATAATATTTGCAGCATCCCAATCTTCATCGGTTTGGAATGCTCGTTGAAGACAATATTTTACAACCTCAGGATGATATTCTAGTGGGATAGTCAACACATCTGCTGCTAGCGCAACATCAGCTGGGCGCTTAATATACAATAGCTTAATACCGTTAGCAATATCTGTGCTGGGTTTAGGATAAAGGGTAAAGTTAGTTCCCCATCGTGTATACATCCAAGGAGTCCCATTCTGATCCTGCTTAGGATCAGTAGAGATAATATACTCATTAAACTCGGTATGCTTCATGTATTTAAGTTTAGCGCTATCATAATACATAGAATTCATAGAAAGCATATCTGTAGGGAAAGCATAATCAGCTTGACCTGCAACAGATGTCATTAATCCTGTAGCTTGATTTAAATCATTAGCAACTGATATATGTTTTAGTCCATCATTGATCCATCTAATTATATCCGCTTCTTCAATCTGAACTGATGCTTCATCCCCAAATTCGCGAAGAACTCTGGTAGTTACATCTGACACAATCATTTTGGATAAATCTTTCCATTATGTCTAAATGTATGTTTATTTGAACCAACAACTGATTTAATAAAGTCTTGACGTTCCTCAGCTTTTTCTCTTTTAATTTTTGCTTGAAGATTAAGTCGAGCCTGATCATCTGCTTCAATTCTAGCTAAAACATCATGCTTCGTAGTGTCTCCAGCATAAAGTTTTCCCAACACACGATGGTCTAATTCATCTTCTTTAATATGAAATACAATATAAGGCATAGCGTTAGGGGGGTTATGACGAACAGCATAGGGAATAGCATCATCAAATCGCCTATCCGGAGGAATCCATACTAATTCCATATCTGGATTATATTCTCGAATCAATTCGGAAATTCGAGCATGGTTCTCATTTACCCAATAACCATCTTCTGTAGGTACTAAAATATCCATTATGCCGCCCTTAAGAACATTTTTGGAGCAAGAGAACTAGCAGTAAATGCTCCAACAGTAGCAGGCAAAGCTCCTGCTACAGCAGCAGTCTGAACATATGAAGAATAAGTAGCTCCAGCTGGTAAAGCATTATTGGAAACATAAGGATTATGATTTGCCACATCTGCTCTGACAGTCGGGGCTACACCGATCTGCGCTACTATAGCAAGCCAGTTAATACCAGGATTTAGTTTAGTCGAAATAGCGATTTCTTTACCTCCTGCAATAGTAGCATCAACAGCCCCAGCATCAACGAGTAAAACGCTAGGTAGACCGTCAGCATCGCTACTATAAATGCCCATACGAACAACATTTCCAGTTGTTCCAGCTACAGTAACTTCACATGTGATTCTATCAGCTGTAAATACTTCACCAGCTTCAAAAGGAACTAAAACCATTTGACTGAGTGTTAAAGCATTAGTAGCTGGGCCTTGAGCACTACCTGCTGGGTAATAACGTCCCACAGCCATAAGCCTATTACTAGCTAACCCCCCAGCAGCACCATATAAAGCAGCTTGTAAATCTGCTTCTGTATTAGCAGCACCAGTTAAGCTAGTTAATCCTAGTTGTTTAAGCAGCCAAACCCTTTGTAAATCCGAAAGACTCGGCATATCATCTCCTTAAAAGAATAGGGCTACAGGGCTACCACAATAGCCTGTAGCCCTATCCTGAGGGGCAAAACCAAACCTATTAGCCATCCGTAAGATCTGCAAGCACACCATGAGAATTACGTCGGTGAGTACCCATTTCGGCGTACATATACATACGCGCCTCATAAGCATCATAGCCAATAACGCGCTGCATAATGTCGCCATCTTCATTCATCCAAGACCAATCATCCTCACGATAAAGCTTGATAGCCTTCTCGTTGAGGAAAAAAATCCTGTTGTACGGGCAGTCAACATCAACTACAATTGGGATATCCCCATTATCTGTGGAGAATGCAAGGCCAGTAAAACCACCTTCAAACTCCTGAGTATTAACAATACGACGATCAGTCTTAAGAAGGTTGTAATACGCACGACGAGTACCGAGGCTAGTAAAACCTACAGTTGGTTTTCCACCATTAGTCCGAATATCATCAACAACCTTAATCATTAGAGCTTCAGTTAATGCACGGTTAGTACCACCGTTGTTATTGTTAACAGACTTCCAAAGAGCTACAACAGTAGGGTCAACGTTATAAAGAGTACCAGTATCCTTGACAATAGACTTAAGACCAGTCATTTCACGGCTAACGTTACCAGTACGAACAACCTTATCCGTAGCGATAGTAGTAGCATCAGCACCAGAGTAAGTAACAACTAAACCATTAATAGCAGTAATCTGACGGTTAGTAAATTTTGGAGTAACAAGAGTAGTATCATAGACATCAATCATCATATCAACTTCAAGATATTGAGTTGAGTCTACAGTAATAGTGTTAGCACCATCAGCGGTAACAGCAGCCCGAACACCAGTACCATCACTATAAAATTGGAAGTTAACATCTTTAGCGAGGTCTCGCTTAAGACCGTCCATTTCCTCATCGAGAGCAGAGGCAAAAGCCTGGAAATTCTTTTGGGCCAATTTCATAGTCTGGCCGGTAATGTTAATACCACCATATAGATACTTTAGGCTCACACGAGCCGCAGTAGTCTTCTGCTGACCCGGAGTCGGGAGAGCTTCGTTCTCATTTCGAGCACCAATACCGTGGTTACGCCCAATCCTTAGAGGGAAAGTAACATAACGACCGCCAACTTCGTTAGTTGTACCCTCAGAGGTCTTTTCAATACGCTTAAAACTAGTAGTATCACTATTCATCTGATCCTGGACGTCAGGTTCATACACTTCTTTAAGAAGTGCATTAACCGTCGTCATTGTTGCGCCCATGTAAACTCCTAATTACTGAGATTCGTTAGCGCGAGCTAGCCATTCCACAACTAACTTGCGCCTAGCTTGGCTATCCAACCCACGAACCGGAGTTTGCATCGAAGGAAGACCGCCACCGCCACCAGCAATAATTGGAGCTTGTGCTCCTGGCCTACGGTGATTATTAACAATCCCATCTACATGCTGCTTCCAATCCTGCACAGCAGCATCAACAGACTTATTATGGAAATACATTTGCTGAAGAACAAAATCTTCATCAAATTCTCCATGCTGTTGCTTAGCAGCTGCTAAGTCTGCATCTAATTTAGCATCCTCATCAGCCTCTTGAGATTGCTGTTGCTGTGCTAAAAGCAGCTGAGCCATTTGTTCCGTCATTTGTGAAACACGTTGGAACCTGGGATCATTATTAATATCGTACGGTTGTCCCGGATCATACTCTGGCTCTACTTCTTCTTTGGGTTCTTGGCCCTGCTCAGTAACTTGTTGCAGCTGATAGTGTTGAATCATTGCATCCATAAATTTCTGAGGATCTTCTTCCAGAGCCTCCATGATTAATAACGCATTATTAATCTGCTCTGCTTCGATCTCAGCATCAATGAACGGCTTATAGGCTGCATATTCTGAGTGTACCTTTTCAATACCCTGACTGTAATTCTGATCCCACTGACGTAAATCTGGAGTAATAAGCTTTCTTAAATTCTCATCTGGAATTTTATTTAACAAACCATCCCACGCAGGATTTAACTTCTGATCTCCGTCAGCAGCATGTGACGGTTGTCCAGCAGCTTGTGGACTTTGACCAAGATCTCCAGATCCGGGAAGTTGACCCTGCGGTACAAACGGTTCATTAACAGGCTGACTCATTATTACTCTTTCCGAGGCTGTACCTACAGGCCCTGGCCTCTGATCTATCTAGTACAAGGCTACAGGAGGGGTCAATACCCTATCTATTGCCCTGTATCTGTCTGTGTTTCTGGAGCAGGTACCGGTCCAGGTTGATTAGATTGCTGCCCTTGATCCATCGGAGTATTAACATCAGTAGGTGGCGGCTGATTACGCTGTTGCTCACCAATACCAATCATCATTTCAGCAGTAGGCATTCCACCAATATGAGGTGCAGCAATAGCTTCCATATGCTTCTGCACATGAATCTCAAAAAGCATTTGCTTCATAGGATCAAGTTCCTCATAAGCCTGAGACTTACGGAACCTATTGTGAATATCAATATGGATTGGATGATTATCAAAAGTATTTACAGGAATAACCGGTTCTGGCAGCATCGGCTTACCGGACATAGGATCAATCGGCGGGATAGGATCACCAGTTACGGGATCAGTCGGCGGAGTAAACATCTGTTGAATTAGTTCATCAGCAACATTCTGCATCTTCATATTTTCACGCCGAGCCTGAGATTGATCAATTTGCACACGCTCATAAAGTTTTTGAATCCCACCCATATCGAGAATAGCCATACCATCCTCAGGAGGGATAAAGCCTAACTTCATCCAATCTGTAATGAGCGCTTGCTTAGCAGCCTTAGAAGTAGGAAGTGCAGATCCAGCTTCCACACGAATATCAGTATTATTTCTAAGATCGCTACCTTTAAACATAGCAGAGTCCCAGGAGCCATCGACCCCTGTAACTTTAACAATCCTAGGAATATCCCAATAGTCACTGACAAGAGACAATGTATGTCGAGCTACCTTCTCCATACCTGCTTCAATTGAATCAACCTCATTTGATAGCATAGTATCATCTTGTTCTTGAAGATAGCTAATAGCAGTAGCAGCCGTCACGCCTGCGGGAACATTACCATTAGAAACTTCATGTTGGCCAGATAGATCATCAATATCGCTTTGTAGCTGCTGAATTTCATTAAGTACATAAGCAGGGAGAGGGGTTAAAGGAATAGGCTGTGGAGGAGCCATACCAGGCTTGTAAGTGATAACCTGTCCAGGTTCCGTTGTTATCTTAGATACCTCAATAGAACCTACAGGAGCCATTAGTTGAGGCTTAGCCATACGGTTTTTAGCTTCAACAATTTGGCTACGAGTTCTATTATATTCCCTCTGAATAGGAACAAGATCCTCAACTATTGATGCTGAATAAAACTTACCAGATTCAATATGGTCAAGCTTAGCAAAACAAAACTCGCCATGAGAATAAGGAAACATCGGGTAGTATTGAATAACCTGGTCGCCAGTTGTGGTAATAACAGCTCCGTCCTTAAATTTAGGGTGCGCCCCAGGCTTAATAAACATTTCATGCATAAGCACACTGTCATAATCATTAACAGTGGCTCCAACAAGATTAAGAAAAGCGTTACTGAGAATTTCATTTATACCCTTAGCATTAGCATTAACTTTCTTACCACTAAGCGTACGCTCATAATTCATATTAAGCCACTCAGGAGTACGAGTGAATGAATGAATAAGGAACGGTTGATCTTCAATCTCAGGAGTTCTTACGTCGGGAATAAGGATATGAAATGGAGTTTCAGAAGAATAGCAAATATCTCCTTGCCATACCTCATCAGGAGTATTACCTTTTACAATTCTATTATCATCCCAATAAGTTTTAATAAACCCATTACCACAAACTAGCATCCACCATATAGCTTGTTTCTGAATTTGCCTAAGTTTCTTACCATTATACATAGATTCCCAAATTTGTTCACCTGCTTGGGCAGCTGCTAAATCTGCATCATCCGATGATGAAGGAATCACACTAGCACTAGGCTTTTGAGCAGTAAGTTTAGCAAGTTCTTTACGAATAACTTGTCGTGTACGGTTAATAACTAAACGAACACGCCAAGGAGGAGCAGGAGGTACAATAAGCCTTGTACCAACGCCCCTGATAGATGTGGGAATGACATTCTGCTTACCCGAAACAAATGCCATATTAATATACCACTGACGCTCGAATTGTGATCGAGCATTCTTCATTTTATTATAATTTTCATGCACAAAATTGGCTATCTCGGTTTCTTCCTTTGAAGATAGCCTAATTTGTTCCCTAGGACCTTGATCATTAATCCCTGGGATTAAAAGCCCTGAGGGCATCTGTGGCATCTGTGTCATATGCTTCCTCGCCTAAACCAATTGATGCCCCATGAGTTTCTGCCCAACGCGCTGCCTCATCTAAATCAGACATACTAGCATAATCAAAAACACCAATATCAGATGTTGAACTCTCTAGAGCTTGATACGTCATCGGATCTTTGCTTGCTAGAAGATTGTTTTGTCGAGTTACCAGATTTAGAAGCATCTTGTTCGCTTGATTCAATGAGTCTAAAGTATTCTGTTGCATCCCTTGCGAACTTCTGAGACCCATCATCAGAAATATTAGAAGCACTACTACCACTAAAGTGATCAAAGAGACCAGAATCCCGTAAATAGTTGATTGCGTCATCTAAGGCTCTTTCTTTCGCAGTAAAATTAAGAATCTGTTTCTTGGCCCCATCAAGTTCTAATTCTAATTTATCAGATTGTTCTTTAGTAAGACATCCTAAATGATTGGCAGCCTCTGTGAAACAGAAAGTACAGAAGTATACAACCCCATAAAAATCAATATTCATTCCAAAATCCATATATTGCCTATCATCTGAGCGACTAGCACCACAGATAATACACACGCCAGGAATTTGAATAGGAGCATCTGTAATTTTAATTCGAGAAGATTCCCTATATGTAATTTCTGGCATAACTACTCTTTCTTACTAGTAACTACACCAGACTTAGAAGCCTTGGCTACAGGGGGTGAAGAACCAAGCTTATCAAATGTTTCTTTAGCCTGAGCAGCGTTAACCTTGGACATATCGTTGTCCCAATCAACCTGCTTCTCATCCGGCACAGTCTCAGTAACGTCTACTTCAACAGTCTGCACAGGCTTAACAGTAACATCAGTAACCTCTTCATGAGACTTATCTACATCAGCCTCACGCAATGCTGATTTAGGCACAAGCTGAGTAGCTGCTGTCGGGGGCGGATTATCCAAATCCGGCTCACGCCCCTCTTGCTTTGCACGCCATTCCTCCGCTGCCTGACGCTCTAATACATCACGATAAGGTCCACCAGTACGGGGAGCCTTACCTTCATTAGCGTCGTACAAATCAACCTTAACAGTATCAGCCATTACCAAAAGCCTCCAATATATTGGTCTGGTTCTTGAGTGAACCAGTCACCTTGAGGGGGTGTGGTCTGTAGTTTCTTATCATATACTGGCTGTCTAGGGTCTAAGACTGTCACTTCTGGTGGCTTCCACAATTCTTCTTGCTTAACAGGCGTAAGATCAGGCATAATTGTAAAAAAGTAACGTGCTGCATCACAAGCATGATCGTCCTTTTTATGGGGTACATCATAAGGATTATTCTCTCGCTCAGACTTCTTATTAGACCAAGTTTTCCATCTATATTTTGGTAACTCAGCAAGAAGGTTTACACAATTACTAGTAATATGCCATCTTGGAAGTCTAGGAGGTTTCAGCTTTGTATTATAACTTAAATAGGCATTAATCTTATTGATACCAGAAATTACATCATTGTTGCCCGGTGTCATATAAACACCATGTAATGAGTATTCTGCCATTACAGAAGTTCCGGTTTGCGCGTTGCGCTGGCTACAGGCGGGATCACATATACTTAATTGTATCTCATGACCAATAGATCCATTAATCATTTTTACTTGTTTAGCATGATCTTCAATAATCATTTCACGTTCGTAGTGTTCAGCAAAAGTAATAACATTACCATCTGGATCGACCGCGTGCCATAACCAAGCAGTAGGATTATTGAACCCATGATCCATAGAGTTATAAACTTCCCAATTATCTGGAATCTTATCCAAGGGGTCAATAACATGAATTTGCCTCTTAAACTGCTTATAAATTACCCCACCACGACGAACAAATTTACCATGCAGTCGGGCATCACGATCCTCTTCGGGAATATCTTTAAGAAACTCATTAATCTCAACATCATCCAAATAAGGATTCTCAAAAGTATCAACTTCAATTACTGAGATATTAGAACTAGGATCATTACCTCTAGTATAGATCTCATCAAACATCCAGATCATACCCTGAACTGGAGTTAAAGTCATCCACCAAGAACCTTTAGTATCAACTAAACGAGCACGACATTCAATAAAAATATCCTGAGGAGGTTCCTCATCAAAATGAATAAAGTGCCTACTAGTTCCAGCAAATTTATCTACGTCTTGGTCATAGGACATGAATTCGACGAATGAACCATTCTCGAAATGTAATGTCCGCTCCTGAGAATCGTAAGCGTCAGACCACGTACCACCACGTAATAAAGATACAGGGCACCAACGCATAAACTCAGGCTTAAGGATCTTCTCAACACCATAAGTAAAATCGACACCTACGATGCGCCCCCTGACTCCTCCATCAGGTACTTGTCTGTATGGATGCTTCCCCATACACCACCAGATATCATCGGCAATACCAGCAGTTGTTTTTCCTGAGCGGTTACCTCCGATATATAACCTATTACGCCCGTCAGCGGCATGAAAAGCTACTTGTTTATCATGGGGTTTATAGCCATAAATATTAGGCCTTGTGGCCTGTAGCCGTACTTTTTCAGATAGATCCCGTACGGCTTCGTTAAAACTAAAGTTATCATTCTTCATGCTGTTGTACTATCTGTGGCACCAAGTTTTACTAAGGCAGTAATGACACTAGCCAATGCAGCATTTCCCCCCTTAGCGCCAGTAAGAGTAACACCGGCCAGGGGTTTAGAGTAAGTACTACCAACAATATGCTTATGATCTCCAGCAGCAGATTGGTCATGCTTACTTCCTATTGTATGATGTAATGCAATCTGAGAAGAATCAGTATCTGCTTTACTATGAAATCTTCTTACAGCTTCTGGATCGGCAACATCAATATCTCGTTGATATGGTGGTTTATATTGTTCGCCCCCAACGGTATAGTTAGTATCCTTAGGATTTGTCATGATAAACTACCAACAAACAAAGCCTGAAGAGTAATATCACAAACGAAGGATGGTGCTGTAGAAAGAGAACCACCTGAATTTTGAGATGCCCTAAGAATAATAGCATCATTAACAGCACAAGGTACAAGATGACTAAATTCACTATCTACCGTAGTACCAGCTATACCAGGAGCACTATGCCCAACCAAGCTAGTACCATTTTTAGCCAATTGCATCTGTCTAACACCTGTAGCATTAGCCGCCCATCGGGCCTTACCTGTAAAGTAATAAAGTCCTGCTTTACGAATTGTTATTGTATCAGTTGATAGATTAACCATTGCTCCTTCAGCACGAGCAGCATAAGAATCAAAATCCAGAACATCAAAAATAACTTGAGTTGTTACACCACTAGTAAAAGCCTGCCCAACCATAGTTGACATAGAAGCAGCAGGACGAAAATCAGCATCAAATTTATCAAAATTAGCATTAAGTAATGCAATGGCAACTAATTCAGCACCGTCAGGTTTACTGGCTATCAAACGGTCAGTATAAGTTACTCCCATTTAAATCCCATCTATCATTTCCCCCTGGACGGTGATCTGCGCCCTCTCGGGCGTGGCTACAGGAGTAATAGTACTAGGTTGGTCAAGAGCTACTAATAACTGCAAATCTTCAGCTATAGCTTGTAAGGTTATAGGGTCTTGCACATGTTTGATAATAATCTCGAACACTTTGTTGATGACCGCACGAGGATCAATACCTTGATCTTTGCCAGTATACCGACCCGTCATCTCATATAAGAACTTAACGGCCCCGAGATCGCCACGTTTTACATTGTCTACTAAAGCTAAGTGAGCATCCGGTATAGCATCGCCTAATATCTTCTCAGCCCGTTCGGCATAATAGGCCATAAATGAAGGGTTTTGTTTCCAACCACTCCATTTTGCCTCGCTAATACCCATATCCTGTAGCTTCTTGCGTTCGGACCGGCCATCTGTTAAATTCAACACAGTATTAACAGCCGTCACCTGCGTGGGCGTCAAGTCACGGCCGGCAATAACAGGCATTCCGCGTTCTTCAAAAGAAGTTTGGACAGTCTCTTTCTTAAGGAAAGCATTCAGGGTTTTAGGTGTAATCTTGAACTTCTCAGTAATATCTTCCGGTGTAGGTAGCTTGCCATGTAAAAACCAGGATTGTTCACACCAGGCTATAATACGGCGTTCTTGTTCAGAGAGCGGCATATTCATTAGCCCTACCCGTAATCTTCCAATCTAGTACGGCACTCTCTAAATACCCGTAATCCCAGCTGATTGCGTTACAAGCCACTATCAGTTGTTTAGGTATTCCTCGCTGTGCCTGCATTTCATAATCCCTAACCGGATCGGGATGTAGGCATAACCCTCTACAAAATCCAATCTGAGACACCCCTATAACTTCCCGATAATGCACTAATGGGTGTTCTATATCTGTATAGTTCTTTAACACTGTACGGAAATCTGGATGTTGTTGTGCAAACTGTTCTCTTTGCCTGGCTACGTATTCGTGATACTCCATGTTGAGTGTGCTTGCGTCACTGTCATACAGTATTGCTAGCTCTTGTACGTGAGGCGGGTCGCTAAATAACCCTTGTTCCATCCGCAACACCATATGCCTGCTAACCCCCAAATAGCCAGCCACCCTTTGTTGCGAAAACCCGGTCGCCCGCCTTCGAGCAGCCCAAGGAGAAGTAATCATGACTAACCTTCCTACTAATAATGCTAGTGTACCTCCGAACCCCCTAAAAGTCAAGGTAAAAGATGTGGTATACACTAATAAAAGGAAAAAAGTCCTGCAAGTGCAGCTACAGGGCGAACAAACAATACAGGCGATGGAGACCCGGTGTAAAAAATTAGGGATGTCTCAGAGTGATTGGATTAGGGAGCTGGTTGAGAAGGACTTGGTTGCTGGAGGAGAGCTACCTGAGTGGTGGTTTACTCGTAGCTAGCGGTATACCTCAGTATTCTCAATTTTTGTCGGGTAGGTAGCGACTACGTCGCTGGAAAATGGTCGAAAAAACCTTACAACATATTCGATCGAATGTTCGATTACCTATTGTTGCCTTAGACAACCAGTTAGTTGCTAACGGCAATCACTTAGTTGCCTTAGACATAGATACAACATAGATACCGACCCGGCACAATAAGAAAGGGGCCTTGA